GCTGGCAGTTTGGGCGGATCCCAATACGCAGGCTTGCCCGACTTTGATTTGTGGTAGATCTGACCCTTGGGCTTGAGATGGCACCAGACCATCGGCAGATCGTACAAGTAACGACCGATACCCCAATGCACAGCAGCGCGCTTGAGCGCAGACGACAACCCACCTTTGACTGCTTCGATGTCGGTGTTCGGTGATCCGTCAGCTTTGGTGACCCACTCACCATCCGGTCCCTTGCAAGACAACTCGCACACCACGCCACCATCCGGTCCCTTGACGTACTTAGTCGCCCAGCCGAAAGGTCCGAACACATCATCAAGACGCTGTTGTACGGCTCGAGATGTAAGGTATGCCAAGGCACTAACCTTGTCGCCATTGCGCGTGGTTTGACCCACTCGCCACTCAATATCCTCTGGCGCAAAAGGCGCCTTTAGTTTTGCCATGATATCCATGGTACCTCCTACAGGTTTAGGGTTTCGTAGCCAGGCCACCGACCTGACTCAATACAATCAGCATACACAGCAAGACCCCGCTCAAGCTTGGCATTGCCGTTCTCAATGATCTCATCCGATGCCCAGACCAAACGAGGTAGGGCGCTGTCCTTCTCAACAAACAACCAGCCCCACTTCGGCGATACCCCGTGCACCGACTCAACCGCTCGGATGTACATGGCAGCTGACAGATCGTAATCATAACGACGGATAGCCGAGTGGATACCGTAGTTGGATGCATCGGCAGTAGTCTTGAGATCGATCATCACCGAGTGGTCAGACGCTAGCCAATCAGGCTTAGCTTTACAGTTAGCGCCTGTGGCTGGGTCAACCCAGTCAATGCGTCGCTCGACCAAGGCATCCTCGGCTAAGATCGCAGCGACATCGCTGTCAGCATAGACCCCGTCTCGCATGCGGAACATCTCATCCCAGTCATCTTGTTTCAGACCACCAGCAAACTCTTCATTGGCTAACCACTGCGAATACTTTGCCGTGCCAGGATGAGCTGGCGCAAAGCCATACTGCTGACGACATACCGCTTCACCTTCGAGCACCAGCGCATGAAACGCAGACCCAAAGACCAGCGGACGACTGACAGGCTCAGGTGCCGACTCAGCATAGCGTTGATAGAAGTGAGCGGGGGTTTTGTTGATGATCAACTTGACCCCACTGCTCGAGATCGAATCAATACCTCGATGATAATTCATGAGATCACCTCTCGGACAAAGCCCCGTAGTTTACGCCATGACTTGAGCACCAGCGCCCACTCTTCACGCACGCGCTCAGGCTCTTGAAAGCGCGCAGCTTCTTCTAAGATCGCAACCTCACTGCGTACCACCAGCGCCCAATTGCTAATGGCGTCATAGGTATGCTTGGTGGGCTCTGCTTGGTCATCGTTGTCAATGGCGACGCTGCGATGCACCAACACCGAAGCCCAACGCCCCGTACGAGTACGACGCCGACGGCCAGACGGTAGTAGTCTACCTGCTTGTTTCAGCTCGGTGACACGCGCAGACCCAGTCTGATAGGCGATATCAAAATGCACCAACACCTCATCAGATGTGGCGCCACGATCACCTTGCAAGCGCACCCAGTTCTCGATCCTAAAGCGCAGCGCTGGAGCCATCTTAGCGATCGACTCAGCAGCTTCACGCGACTCGTTGTTGAATAGACTTGAGTTAGGCATAACGGCACCTATCCTCCGCAACCTCTTCCCAGTGAAGTTCCAACGCCTCACGGCAAGCGGTCTCATAATAGTTGTCAGTATATTGGACCTGTTCATCATGCATGTCTTGATCGACAGTGCCTTCCCCTTTGCAATCGGGGCAGTCCAACTCTAGCTCTCTAATATCCGCTGGATGAGTGCTTGCCTGCTCGGCTGTGTAGACTAGCCCGTACCCATCGCAAACCCGGCATTTATACTCACTCGCCATCGTTTGATCCTCCGTCATGGTTGCTAAGCACAGGCGCGATGATCTGAACATCAACACCCGTCTTACGTTTGATAAACTCAGTAGCGCGCTCAATGACGCTGTCAGCCGATCCAGTAAACCGAGCATCAACGCCAGACACACCATCGAACAGGCGAACAATAGTTGCACCGTTTTTGTCCATAGCAATCAGACACCGAGACCCCTTGCCGTCGATGTCTGCATGCCAATCGATGTACGCATCCTTACGCTTTCCTAGTGCAAAGATCATGCATCACCCCCTAGCAACCCTAGAGGATCATCCGCCAAGATACGGTCTAAAGTCATGGGCTCTGGCGTGCCAGGGTCTGGGCAAGTGAAACAGAGGTGCTCGACTTCAGGCTCATAGCGACGGCGAACCGAGGAGCCGATAGGAGTCTTACACACCATGCAGTGCAGTTTGTAGTGGACCCACTTGCTAGTCATCGCTGTTCTCCTCAAAAGTTAAAGTGGATGGATCGTAACCAACCAATGCGCCTACTACCTTCTCGATCTGACCATCGTTAGACATACGATTAACGATATGCATTAGATCGATATTAAGACTACCGATGTGATACTTTACAGCAGCGTGTTTGGGGTCGTTGGTGTCAACTAGGCTCTCGACTGCAGCCAATCGGCACATGCCTTGGCGCAGATCACCAAGCGCATTGTTGACCAGTTCATAAATCAGTTTGTCGGTTTTAGATCCTGGCAAATTGCCTCGACGTGGATAACCCATAATGCCTCCTATGGTTTTGGGTTTGGGGTAATAGCTATATACACAGGCCAAGACCCACTTGCAAGCCCCATCTCAAAAATAACTCTAGCGGATTTACAAGGGCTTGAGTCTTTGTAGTGTTTTTTATTTTCAATCGTTATTCCCTGGATCGACAGACCGAAACCCACTTCTATGCAGCTGCTGATTTAGAGCGCTTTCGCTCTTTGCTTGGTCAATCAATTGCATTGCGTCGCTATCGGGTATCTCAAGCGGGAACGGTTCAACGCCAGCGCGCACCTTTTCGGTAAGCTGTCGCACGCGTCTAGGTGTGATGCCGTAGCGCTTTGCTGTGCTTGCCGTAGGCGTAGGATCAGACGCTATCACGCAGGCGCAATAGAAGCGTACCACGTCCACCGCTGGCGCTACTTGTCGACGACTTGGCACGTAGACGCGCAATGCCCCCTTGTTGTTTGCTATCAGTGGATCGTTTAGCAGTGCGGTTTTTGTTTCAGGTTTCAGGTTTTCAAAACGTAGGTTTTTCAAGGTACTTACTCCAAAGTAAAAAACAGAAAAGACGCGCCCGAAGGCGCGCCCAATCCGTAGGCTGTTCTGTGCTTTAGTGCACGGGGTAGGTAATCAAAGGTTTCTCATTGTGCCAGCATGAGCGACAGTCGCCACAAATACCGCCGCGAGTATAAGCAGGACACACAGCTCCAGGCGTTTCCCCTGTGCTCGATACGCTTGACGCTAGGACGTTGTCGCTAGTCTTAGGCATAGGATGTACGTCAACGCGCGGTGAACTGATACGCACGGTCAAGTTGAACGGTAAGGGACCATGCTCTTTAATCCATCGTTTGACGGTGGCACGTTCCTGCGTAGGTAGCCAGTGTTGCAAGTCAGGCGTTGCCTTGACCACGTCCATCAATAGGACCATATAATCATATGAGAACACGTCTCCCGCATCATGCCACCTAAAGTATTTTGCTTTGTCGTACGCAAGCGCGGCTTTAACCCGCTTCTTTTCGATCGGTGGCAATGCGCCAAAGGTTTCTTTAGCCTGGATCGCAAGCAAACCTAATTCTCTTTGCTCGGGCGTCTCTTTAATGGGCGCTCCGCCTTTGAGAATCCGCAGACCACCAGCTCCGCATCGAAACTTAGCCGCAAGGGCCGCGTGGTATAGGTTCATGCTGTGCTTTTCAGGCTTGGCAAGCTTAGCGACTCGAGCGCGTGCCTTGATCAATTGATTGTTTAGATACCCGGCGAAAGTAGACACCCACTTGTCACGGTAGGCAGTCGATGCAATGGCACGCTTAACGAACGTGTAACGGAGCGCTTGTGCATTGCGGACATTGGGCATCTGATAGCGTCCTTTGAGCGCGTAACAGTTCTCGCATGGCGTACCCGCCACACCGGCAAGTTTTGCGCCTATGGGACAAGTGACAATCGCCGGTAGGCTGAATGATCCACCAGGCATTTTATCCGTGTACGTGAGCGAGCCGCACACGCGTTTAAATTCAATATATGAAACCGGCTTTGGCATCACATACTTAGCAGACGGCAAAGTATAGCAACCGCGCAGCGCATAGTCTGTACCTTGTTTGCTCTTACAGTTAGCGGTGATGTGGTTTGAACTAGGACAAGTCATGGCTTTCATTCGCTACCCCCATTCCCGTGCATGGTAACGGTTAAACGGAAACCATGCTCTATATTGTCTCCGCCCTCGCCTTTGATACGGTCAATTATACGTTGCAAACGCGCAGCGCTTAGCGAGCGCATACCACCGCGCAAGCGGATAGCATCAACGTCGCTGTGCTGGTTATCTAGAGCGAGTATCTCAAGCGCAGCCTGTGCGCGGACTAGGTCACGTAGGTTAATGGCAATAGTCGGTTGTTTGTTCATGATTTAATTCTCTCAAGGTTTGGGGTTAGGGGTGACGATATAAATAGGACCATCTACGTTGCGCGCTTTAGCGTGGGCTTGAATGAAAGGCATTGTGCAATGGGTAAAAGGTGAAACCTGTAGCCCTTTGCAAAAGTGGACAACGAAACCGGTTAGGTGGTCGCTATCGCTTTTCGGCGTATGGTCTAGATAAATTCCCTCTCGCATGGTTTCAGTCCCTTCTAGGTTTGGGGGTTTAGTTTAGAAAGGGAAACCTTCGCTTTCTAGTTGATCGGTTGCATACTCTCGCGGCGTTAGTTCATCGCGCCAAGCGTCCCTACTCATGCCGTCGGCTAAATCGTCAATTCCAACGCCAGCGATGTTCATCACTATGGCGTCAACTTTAGCGTACCATTGCTTATAGGTAAGACCGTTAATTGTTTCTTTCATGGTTTAATATCCTTCTGAGTTTGGGGATTAGTTTAGGCGCCAGGCGCTCTCGATGCCTTCAAGGAATGAATCCATCATATGAAAGCACAAGGTTTTAGTGGTCCGCGGTGTTATCGGTCGCCGCGTGCTAGCGTTCACCATTCTCACGCCACCATAAGCGAAACACAGATCATACGCTTGATCGTGTTTGCAGTAGGCTTTACTGGCGTTATTAATCAGCTTTAGAAGGTGCGCCAGGTCAGAGCGTTTAATGTTCTTTCTCATGCGTCACCTCCTAGATCGTCACAGTAGTCTTCGGCGATGCCGGCTAGCACAACAGGGCAAACAGCAAGGGCGCCTTGTTCAATCTCTCCGCGCTCAATCATACCCTCGACGGTTTCAGCCTCAATCAGTTCAAGGGCGCGATCAGCGATAGGCGCTAAAGCCCTTAAATCAGGGTCTGTGGTGTACTCGTCGGATAGGTGCTCGGATGCCCACGCGAGGAGATCCGCCAAACGATCGGCTTCGCCTGTACTAAGGTTAATTTGAATGTTCATGAGGTACCTTTCTGTAGGTGGTTTGGGGTTGCCGATATCATATCGACATAGGGGCTATAATCCCTAGGCAAAGCATTGTCAAACATATTCCGTTAACGATCATGCAGGCGCTCAAGTGTTACCGTCCCTCGCGTGCGCGTACGTCATGTAATGGGTAGGGGGTGTATCCCTTTGGGTGGGTGGTCAGGGTTACCTTGCTTGCTTGGTAACGAACCTAGAACCATAGAACCTAGAACCGCTAGGGTGGTGGGTGGTGGGTTGAACTGGTTTGAACCGTGGTTCGTGGTACTGATCATCTGTTCAGCAGCTGCCAGATTGGCAGGCGATAGCGTGATTTATTCGCTCGATGGTTGTGCTCAAGGGCTGCTTGCAAAACGCTGTGTTTCCAAGGCGATACCAAAAGTCTGAATCCGTTTCCTGTTGCTATACCCTCTTCCACCCGAAACGAGTTTTTCAACCCTCAACAAAAAGAGAATATAATGAACTGGAGCTGACTGGTTGGTGTGTATTGCTGGCGGATCGTGCGTGCTGGAGCAATCAGGCTCAACAGCATTTAAAAGGCTACTATCTATTTACTTACCATATGAGTTTTTAGAATTGCAATAGGGTTTGTTTGGTGCGAGGTTCTCGTGGGTTTCAAGAGGCTGCCATTCTGACAGTCCGAGTTAACCCTACAGTGACTGCCATTTTGGCAGGTTACTCAAAGGTGACCATGTCGATGTCGTCAAATGCTGGTTTCATGAGGTCTTGGTGAGTGCGTGCTGCCCAGTCGAGTGCTTTGTTGGCATCGTCGATGTGGGATCGGTAAATGCTAAGTTCATTCATCTTGACGTGAGTCAGCTCGCCTCTCATGGCTTGGACCATACCTGGGCGTCCTAGTGCGATGATGCCTCGGATGACTGCGGTGGTAAGTTTGACTTTTCGCATGGGGAACCTTTCATTGGGTGTTGTTGTTGCGAAGGA